TAGGATATACACGCAGATAAGTTGAGTCTATACTATACTTTCTATCAGTTGCTGTAGGTTTATTAAAAGGGTCGCTAACTTTATCATTAATAATTCCAGGAGGTAATGGGTTTACACCTAAAGAATCAGAACCTAAGCTTAGTATAATATTCATATCTATAACGCTATATAAAGGATAAGATAATCCTTGATATGTGTTGTAAGGATAAGGAGTGGTATTAGAAGTATTATTGTGAACTCTTATGCTACCACTACCATCTTTAAAAGATTTAGTTTCTGAAACTATATACTTAGCTGCCTCATGATGCTCTTGACTTGGATTGCTTCCGTAATCTGCGACTAAACTTTCATACCACTGCATAATAGCCATAGTAAGAAACTTATCTTTTTCTGCTGTGGTAAAATATGCTTGGTCTGCTTTATCTAGCAGCAAGTCCATCAAGTTGTGAGCCTCAAGAAATGTCATTATGCTTTAATTTTTTTGGATTTAGGTTTTACGTCTACTTTAACATTTCCCCTTAGCTCTTGCTTCATTAAAGCATATATATCAGCGTTTTCTTTTAACCAAACTATTACAGACTCTTCTGTAAGTCCTATTACAACTCTATTGTGTTTGTAAGCACCTTTTTGTTTTGTAATAATTTTTTTGTCTAAAGCCTTTCTAATAAATACTATATCTTCTTTTTCAGGATTACTATATAACTCCATAAACTTGTCTGGACTTACGCTAGCCATTTTAATAAGTCTAGCCTTAATAACATCTTCGTCTGCATCTAACGGTATACCCGCAAGTCTAGCAAAGTCGTTAGTTTCTACAATGCCCATTTTAGAAGCTACTAATATAGCGTCAGCAGAATTTAATAAAGTTTGAACTTCCTGCTCTTCTTCTACTTTTAAATCATGTAAATGAAAAGAATTATTTAATGGATGATTTCTTAAAAAATCTACTATTTTTCTATCGTGTTCATCAGCATAATCAAACTCTAATGCTGGTTGTGTAATTTTGTACCCACCAGGAGTTTCTCCGTTAATATCTTCATATTTAACGTATTTACCTCTGCCATCTTTATAATCTGATAAAGTTAAGGTGTTAAAAATCTTTGGGTTTTTTGCTAAAAATTGTACTCTGTGTTTCATAATAAATTAAAATTTTGTTAATACCTGTTCTAAAGTGAGGGAGGAATTAACCTCCCCCAAATTAGTGTGTAAATGTTACAGTCCAGTTGCACTGAAGATACCACAAGAAAGTGGGTTTCTTACAATGATTCCTGATTCTGACATTACGTGACATTCGAAAGCATCATCGCCATTAGCAGCCATCATACCTTTGTAGTCATAAGGATTAACCATACCTGGCACATACTTACGGATATAGTTTCTATTATAACCTTCTGCACCTTTAGCGATTAACTCAATGTTTGAGCCGTCACCTTGTGAAGAAAAGTCTAAGAATACCATTTTACCGCCTTCGTTTGCGTCAGCATGTAAATTAGGGTCATCAAATACTGGGCAGTGTGCCAAAGTAATTTTGTTACCTAAAGCGTTGTAAGAAGTAAAGTTAACACCTAACTCAACATCTCGTCCTGCTTGCGTATCAAATATTTGTGCGCCACCAGCTCCATCAGAAGTCAATAAATCCTTCATAGCTCTGTGGAACTGCTTACGACCTTCTGTACCTGTCATAACAACGTACTCCATGCCTTCAGCAGTAGCAGCGTTTTTAGAAAGGTCAGCCATATAGTCTACAATAGCTTCTTCTGTAAGACCAGTGCTTGCATTATAAGAACCATCGTTAGAACCTGCTATTTGAGCTAATAGACCATTACCAGTTTGTACTACAGTACCATCAGCATCAGTTAATGTAGAAGCTGTATTCTCACCTGGAGCACCTACAGCGCCACCTAAACCGCCAGAAGCTTGACCATACCATCTTTGTAGTTCTAATTGATACATGAACTCTTGAATCATCAATTCTTCAGCAGTAAAATACCAAAGAGCTTGACCATTATTTTCAATCCATGTAACATCAGATAACTGAGAACCTGTTACTTTTTTCTTTTTACGAGAAATAGTTAACCAGTTTTTGTAAGTATCAGGATATACAGAGTTTTGACCTACTGTAGAACCTAAAGATGCTTCACCAAATGCAGAAGCAATAGTACCAGCAACAACATTAGCATCATAATCTGTAGCTTCTAAATCTGTTGAGCCAATTAATTTAAATTTAACTTCAACTTCGCCCGAAGCAACAGCTCCTACAGAAAGAACAAGAGCAGTAGCTCCGCTTTTAAATCTTACAACATCATTTCTGTTGCAAAGAACATAATGACCATTAGTTGAATCTGACTTAAACTTGATATAAAATATATCATTAGGATTTGTAGTTACTGTACTAGCAGCATAAGTTCCAGCAGAACCATTATCATCAGGAGCTGCTTCTCCATCAGCACCAGCAACCAAAGGCTTGTTTGTACGACCTAATACTTTCCACTCGTAAGAGTTATCTGCTAATACCTTAGCATTTGAGAAACGGCCAGCACGCTCCAATAAATATGTTAAAGAATAACGTTGGTGCTGACGAACCAATGTTTTTGAAATTTCGGGATACTTTAAAAGATTATCTACAAGAGAGTTGCTTTGTTCAGTATTCACCCCATAACTACCACTAAAAGTTTTCATAGTAAATGAATTTAAAATTATTATTAATTATTATTATTATCTCTATGAATTACTTTCAAATCTGCTTGTTAGTGAAACATTGTTTCGGACTAAGCTTCATTTCAGTCAGACTCCATACTTATCTGACTATGATTTCGAAAACTGTGATGGGTCAAATGCCTTTGACTGCACAGGTCTCGGTTTAGAAGTCCTTCCTAAATCTGGAGATGTAATATTGTCTAGGATTTGAGACTTACCGTCTTCATATCCTTTTTTAGACTGTAGCGACATAACACGTTCTTTGAACAATTTAAACATCGCCTGTTCAAACACCTCTTCATGCGAAGAACTTAAATCTTTATAAAAATCACCACTAGTGATGTATTTATATACTTCTTTCTTTTGTTCCTTTCCTAAGTTGTAACCATAAAAATCTTCTCTTTCTTTTATAGTTTTTTGCAAAGCCACTTTGTTTTCTTCTATTTGCTTTGCTTTTTGCTCTTCAGCAATCTTAGCCTCCTCTTTAGCTTTTGCTTCACTATCAACTACATGTTTTCTAATGTCATTTCTAACTTTTAAAGCTTCATACTTTAATGTACCAGCATCTTCAAGTCTGTCAATATAGTCTTCAACTTCAGCGTCTGCAAAACCTCTTGCCTTTAATTCTTCGACCATTAAACCTTTATCGTCTAACTTTAATAAAGAGTTCATTTGGTCAAACTCATTAGAAGGAGCATCTTTCTGCTCGTCTTCTTTTTTAGTTTCCGCAGCTTTTAAAGCTTCTTGGATTTCCTCTTTAGTGCTTTTTCCATCAAGTCCAAGCTGAGCTGCAATTCTTGACCAGTTAATTTCGTCCCTCGCTGCTTCATCACCTGGTTTAGCTTCTTCTGTAGCAACAGGTTCTGTCGGCTCATCGAATGACCAATCATCACTTTCTTCAGCGACAGTTTCAACTGATTCCTCTGCTGTTTCTTCAACAGCTTCAGTAGCTGTATCCTTTTCAGGCATAAACGTATCGCCAAATGCAATTGGATTAAAATCTTCATTGCTTGACTCTGTATTATCTACTATTGCACTTTTATTTTCTTCTGACATAATTGTTTTTATTTGTTACTCCTTTGCAAATATACGACTTATCCTAATAATTCGTCTAAAGATTTTACATCCCCAGAACCTGGACTTGTTTTTGGTTCTAGTTCAGGCTCTATTCCTTCAGACTTCATTTTAACTTTTTCTTTCATGTCTGCGATGTCTCTTTCACCATCGTCTCTTATATCTGCTATCTCTTTTTTAGCTTCAGTTTCTATTTCAGCAACTTTAATCTTACCGCCAACTCTTAGGTTTTCAAGCTCTACAGCTCTACCGTGTTCAGCTTGCTTCATCGCTTCCTGCATCTCTGCTTGTTGCTGCATAGCTTCTTGTTGCTGTTGTGATTGCTGTTGCATAACAGCCATAGCTTTTTCTAAAGTGGTTTCTGCTTCAGTTACAGTATCAGCTTTTAAAACCTTTAAAACATCTAAAAGCCCAGCTTGTCCAGACTGCATAGCGGCTTGCGCTATTTGATTGACAATTTGTTTGTCATTCATTTCTTTAGCGCTATCACCTAAGAATAAACCATAGTCATTCATTGGTATTTGCCCTGGCAATACGTTTAATATCTTATAAGCCCCATCACCAAGTATAGTAGCTGCTTTAGTACCACCAGCCCAACATACTTTCATAAGGTTAGCGGCACGCTCTAAAACACGCTTTTTTACTTGATTGTGTAAATAAAACCAAGACTCTGTAGATAATGCAGACTGTTGTACCGACCTTTGCACGTTACCCACATATTCACTTGTGTTTATAGCTCCACTTCTTTGTCTGTTAATACCAGATATTTGTCCAGCAGTTTCCTCAAGCATTAATTTTAAATTAAATAATTGAGAGACAGACTGAGATATAGTAAAGTCTACTTGTTGAAATTGATTAAATGTAGATACTTGATTACCTTCATCTTTACTGTTAATAGGTATGATACCATCATTCTTCAAATGATACATTACATCTTGCATGTCCATGCCTATATTAGTGGGTAACTGAGAAACATCATATACTACAGCTTTACCACCTGAACGAGCCATGGCTAACTCAATGTGATACATTGTTATATTGTAAAGCATTTGAATATTATGTAGTAAGTCTACAAGTGACTGTGGTCTACCTGTACTATTGTTTCTAATAACACCTACATAAGACAATGGTGTAGAAGCATAATCATCTACAGAACGTACTTGATTAGGTCTGCGCTGACAATTAACTAATACTACTCCACCTATCTTAGTTCCTTCCCAGATGTCGTCTACATATCTAGTCTCTATATCATCGCTTTTTTTCTTT